TAGGGCGGACGTACTACCTGTCGTAATATCAGTTAATACAGAAGTAGCACGAGTTAATTCTGCAGTAGAGAGAGCTTCACCTTTTAAAAACTTAGTACGTATGGCAGAAGCTTCTTGACCTAGTTTAGCTGGTATACCTGATTGCCCCATTTTACCAGATTTCTCAAGTAAGGCGGTGCCGTCAGGAGCAGTAAGCCCTGCTTTACCTAGTATACCACCTCTAGCCGGAGAATCTATTTCTAGTTTTAACTTTTGCGCTGCTGCAGTTGCTGCCTCAAAGCTACCTTTGACACGCTCATTCTGTAGTACTTTATTATCTGCCCAAGCTATCCACCCACTAGTAGTAGAAGAGGTAAACTCACCAAATATAGTAGCAGCTTTTTTGAAAACTAGTAAAAATACACCACCAAACAGCACAAAAAGATTACCAAAATCTTTAGATATAAAGTTTACAAAAGGTGTTAATACATTAGCTACTAGTTGAGTAACCTCTGTAGCTAAATTGGAAAGCTGAGCTTGTAGTTGTGCTAGTGACTTTTGTGCAGAAGGAGCGCTAGTGTTAATATCACTAAACTTTCTATCTCCCTCAGCAATAGCAGCATTAGCAAATGCTTGTCTACGTTCAAACTCTGTTAAGCTAGCAGCTGCTACACCATTCTGTTTAGCGTAGGCTTTAACAGCAGACTCAATTCGCACAAATATACCAAGTTCGTCTAGTAGTTCAGGTTCTAGCTTCGCAGTACCTCGTACTAATCTCTGCATTGAGTCTGCTAAGTCTCTTCCTAGAGCTCTTGAGGTTTTTAGTGCTACTTCAGATAGCTTTTCAATTTGAGTAGTACTAAATCCCGCAGACAAAGCAATGTTTACCTGCTGAGCAGCATCAGCAAGAGATAATTGTCCTTGAGTAATATCTTGTATACTTTTAAGTATTTTAGGTCCTTGCTGCCCTGTAGCAGCCGCTAGTGCATTAGTACCTTTAACTATATTTTCAGCAGCGGCTGCAGAAGATAAAGCAGTAAAAGCGGCTTGAAGAGCAAAAGAAGTAGCAGCTGCGCCAGCATAAGCACCTACTAAGCCACCCAAACCAGAGGACTGGGCGGCAAACTGTCTTCCAGCACCCGCGCTAGCCTGACCTAAGCGAGTTTGGGCGCGGCCGACTTTATCGGCCGCGCCCGCTACCTCATCAGCTCCGCTAGAAGTGAAAAGTGTTTTAATAATGTTGGTAATTACACCGGCCATTTATCTGCCCCTTTTTGCCTTAGCTAAAGACTCTTGTTCTTTTTGCTTTTGTTGATAGTACTTGCCTAGCTCACTTTCACATTGCTGAAGTAGTTCAAATACTGCTCGTCTATTTTCAATTTCATAGATATCCATTATAGCTAATAATCCGCTATAATCTTTACCTAACCAGCTACCACTCATACCTTCCCAGTTGTCCGGAAGTGCATTGAGCAGTATTAGTGTCTGCTGAGCTTCTAGAGATAGAGTAGATGGGTCTGCCGGCATTCTATCTTCTTCCGGCTCCCAACCCATCTGCTCACACATCGCTAGGTACTGATCTATATTCAGCCCACCTCCGTTAAAGCTATTACGGAGGTACTGTGTTAGTTTTTTGAGTCTATCTCCGCTTTACTGCGTGAAAATTGCTCAAAATCATTTAGCGTATCACTAACAAACTGATCAAAAATTGTAGAATTCTTAAGTAACTCTACAGCTTCTTCTTCAGAATAGTCAATAATCTCATTAGCATTCATGCCTGTAATATCTACAGGTAGCAACATCGGCAGATGTTTAACTCGTAGACCTCGCCAATCTGCAATAGCCTTTTCCGCGTAGTGTTCAATAAACTTTGCGCTATCTACTTCTTCTTCTTTTTGACGTGTGCGCTTATTGAATTTGTATGTTAAGCTAGAATTACGAATCTTTAGTAGATCTTCACGTGTTATATAGCGAAGATTTACTTCAAATCCATCAATATCTGGAAATTCTACCCAGGTTGATGTTTCTTTTACTAGCATAGATTTAATTTTACTCATGAGTTTCCCTCTTATAAAAGTGAGCGTCCATCGGCGAATTTGCTGAGCAAGGGAGGGGAAACCTTGTTTCGCAAGCCGATAGACGCTCTCTGGTTAGATTAGTTATATTTCCCCTCAGAAATATTCTAATTAGACTTTTGCAGCATAAATAGTAACTTCGCCACCGCCGCCTTTGTTAGCATTAGTTTCTTGTGCAACAAAGTTCACACTCATACCAATAACATCATCTACTGATAGCTGTGGGAATTCAAACTGAACTGCCGGCATAAAGAACGCTACATAAGGACCTGTACTACCACCTATAATTAAGTTAGCATTAGCAGATTGAGCGTGGTTTGTACGAGAATCATTTGCGATGTTGCGTAGGAACTGAGCAGATTCATTATTATCATTACGTAGATACATAGTAGCACTACCTGTAACAGCGCGAGTACCAACAAACTGACCTATAGGAGCATTTAGCGTAGATAGCTCTTCTGGAGTTATGTAATTCATATTATTAGTATAGTCAAAAGTAAGTGCAGTTACAGGGAATGTATAACTATTAGCCGTAGCGCCTGTAGTAGCAGCATGGTTAAAAGTAATAGCACTTAAACGATTCTTAATAAAAGAGTTAGTAACGTTAGCGCCAGCAACTGACATTTGGTTATAAGGATGATAAGCAATATTAGCTCCAGCAGCGGTATTAGCATTTGCGTTAATACTAGAACCACTATTTAAAATACCACCAAATACAGATACAGCGTTATTACGCGGAGTACCAGTAAGTTCTATCATAGTAGTACCCATACCAGTCCAAGTAGTAGTAGCAATTTCTTCTATACCCGCATCTACAGTAGCTTGATTGACTGTAGCTTGGTTAACTTGGTAGAATACGTTATCTAGGTGGAAATATAAGAAGTTTTCCTGCGCTATTGCGAAGTTTGTACGAGTGCTATGAGAACCAGTACCTGCAGTAGTGTTAGTAGTAGTTAGCCTACCTCCAGTTGACCATACAGACTGTTCTATATTAGTAGCAGAAGCTGGCTTAGTATTAGAAGTTAGAGCTTGCCACATGAACCAGTCTGCTACTGGTTTAACGTTACCAGTAGCGGCTACACCTGCAGCTAGACCTATTGGAACTGCGTTACCTGTAACAGCACCTGTTGGGCGTAGATAGGTTTGTAAATTCCAGTCAACCGGATTGATAGCTGTATTGAAGCGCTGCTGTGAACGATCAGGATTTAAACCTGATTCCATAGAAGTTATATCTTGTGTAGCAGCAGAAGATGTAACTGCAAAACCAGCTAGAACTTCAATCTTCCAAGTATTACTAGGTGTCATTGTTGTTACAGCTGCACCACCGTTTAGATCAATAGTAGAAAAGAAAACTTCTGAGTTTCTTTGTAAATTCAGTGCTCCCATATTTTATTCTCCTTAATATTCGAGTCTATAGACTACTGATAACTCAACTTCCGCAACTCCATAAGGAAACGACAGTCCTTCGTCTTGGGTAATATTTTCTATAGTTATATCTAATATGCCCATTTCAGGATTATCGCCTATGTTATAAATAATATGCTCTATATCTTGTACTAGATCATCTGCAAGTTGCTGAGAGTTATCTTCTCCATATACGTATGATCTTATAGTAACTGTTAATGTAGCTACCGTCAAATTTTCTGATTGAAAATTTCTAATTTCGGTCCCCGCTGATAAATAAATAGATGGAAAATCATTTACTTCATCAAGAAACTTTATTTTGCGGTATACATTACCAAACACATTTTGATTAAACTGATATCCATTATTATACGGTGAGACTTCACCATCTATTTCTTTAAGTAATGTTACTAAATATTGAACTATCTCTGTTCTTCTATTAAAAATCAAGATAAGCCTCCTCTACGTAGAATACTAAACTCGCGTGCATACAAATCTTGAGCAACTTGACGTATAGAACGCTCTACTTGTAGTTCTGGATGATAACCATAGTGTTCTAATGAGCGGTATAGTGGGTTATACGTATATTGAATTGTTTTTGTTCTATAGTTAGCTGTAACATCTACGCTACGACGGAAACGACCACTACGTTCTTTAATATCTGGCGGCTCAGGTTCTCCAAAGCTTAACATCGAATCTCCTAGTCGTTTTTGTACTAAGTATGTCCATTGAGCAGATGATATAAATTTTTGTGGTTTAGGTTTGCTAATCTGTCTAGTTTTGCCTGCGCCCTTCATACTAACGTTTTGTTTTAGTGCTGCAGAACTGTTAGTAGATAGATTACTCTCATATTCAATAGGTGTATTAGAACCATCTGCAAATTCATTAGCTAATGTTATACATTCTTTTATATAATCATCAAAATCTTTTATTTTACCTAAACGATTAACCATTGCGTATTTAACAAATCTATTAGCTACATATTTTCCTAAGGATTCATGAAATTTACGACTAATATCTACACTATTGGTTGCTAGTTCTTTTTCTCCAGCGGCAGATAGTTTAATCTGTAAGTTTATAGTAGGGCTGTTAGCTAGAGATACAACTCTAGCTGTGATTTCTAAGTAGGGGCTAGTTATAGAATTTAACTGTAAAACACTTTTAGCATTTTTTAATACAGATACAGTAGGCTTATTATTATGTCGCTTATCTAAGTAGTTTATATATAGGGCATTTTGAAATTTTTCCTGAGCTCTTGTTACTATTTCTCGTTCTAAGTCTGGCCTACTTTGTATATACTTTACTAAACTATCACTTTTTAAGCTACTTATCGTAGTACCCGTATAGCTAAACTTACCTGAATCTGCTTTTTGATATTGTGTTAACCCAAAAGCAGATTCAAACTGTGATAAATCCGCACCCCCAAGCTGTATAGACGTAATTGTAGTGCTAGTATCTTTACTAATTCTTTGTTTAATCTCAGTGTAGGCTTGAGCACCGCCTGCTAAATTACTAGGCTCTACAGCTATGCCAAAATAGTCTTCAAAACTTTTTAAACTACCTTGCATGTCTGGTGCAGCAGTACTTTTAGTAAAAGCAGAAGACCCGGATGCATCTTTGAAAGGACCGCGTGTAGCTATAAAGTCAGAAAACAACCTTAATACATCGTTTCTGACTTTTAGATTCTGTCTTTTACCAGCATTAATGGCTTTTGTTACATCAGCTACGTGTTTAGCTATGGGTTTACCGTTGATAGTTATAGTAGACGTAGTTTTCATTACTTAATAATCCTATATAGGTCTAATACGCGAGTAATATGTGGAGGAAAATTACTAGATAAACTAAAGTTATCAGCACGCTCACCCTCAAAACTAAATCCTTTTTTCTCCTGATCTTGCTTATATATTATTTTAATAAAATCAAGAGTAGCTAATTGTAGGTCATAAGGAATACTACCAATTTCATACCCAGCACGATACTCTACTCTTACTCCACTTGGGTATGGCTGGAAAGTAGCAGGACCTACAAGACTAAGTGAAGGATAACTACGTTGTACAGAACGGTAAGTACGGCCAATATTTTTATTACCAGTATCGCGAGTAATACGACCAGTTCCTCTATCAAAATTATATTCATTAGGCTCAGAGTGAGCATCAACAGCTGATGTAGATTTATCTCTACCATCAAAGTGAATTAAACAAGCGGTATCGCTATCGGGTCTAAATCTATAAGCAGGTGGAATAAAGTTAGAGTTATAACGAGCAGTACTAGAAACCCTAAACTCATCTATATACCCCTTAAAACCATTACCAATCTTAACATTAGAAGTAAACGTATGATCAACTATCGCATAGGATGCGTTAGCTATAGTATTACCATTATAGTGTAGGTATAGTCGTTCATTCTCTAAATTACGAGATACTGCAACATGAGCCCACTTACGCTTCGTAAATTGCTGACTTTCGATAAGTGTGTTAGCACCACGTACAACTGTTGCAACACCTGCTACATTAGATTCAAAAGATAGCCCGTATTGATTAGACATGCTAAACTTCATATAGTTAGCTGCGTCAGTATTAATTTCAAAAATAGTGTTATTTTGAATGGTTGCGTCGTCTATGCGCACAAACATCTCAATGGTAAAATCACCTTCGTCAAACTTGAACTTATCGGGAACAGCAGTAGAACCTATATAAGATCCTAGCGGTAGCTCTAAACTAGATTGACCGAATCGCTTAATCTTTGTATTTATCTGTGCTGAGTTATAGAAACTTACAGATAGAGCACTATCTGTAGTACTATTAGGAACTCCTATAGTAGATGGGTCAGTAAGTATTTGGTGTTCAAAACCGTTAAATTCTGTAATCTGATATACGTTACTTAGGGGTAAGCGGCTAACAAATACCGAACTTACTCCACCATCAAATATCTCTACATATGTGTTAGCAGCTATTTCTTGTCCAATATAATGTTCAATAACACTTGTAGCATAAAAAATTATATTAGAAAGCCTAGCATCTTGAGTATTACTAGAAATGCTTAAATAATCTTTTACTTGTGGTAAATTAACATATGTATATTTACCTAAATCTTCTTCAAAACGATCTGTCATAATACTCTACCTTTTTATTGAATAAGGGGAGGCGTTTGACCGCCTCCCCCATTAAACTTAGCGATGTAACAGTTAATATTAACCTGCGTTAACGTTAACTGCGTATGCGTACTTAGTTGCGTCAAGAGCTGCACTAGAATTAGTAGTTAGAGCCTTGAAGTCAAAACGAGTGCTCATGT